GGATAATACAACAAGCCAGAGCGCCGAAGTTAAAGAAACTTTAAATAACTTTAAGTCTCTTAAAGCAGATAAGACTAGATTAGATAAGAATAAGAACACTAATGCGCGATTTGATGCGTTCTACGCACGGTTCAATTACAAAGTCGATGGAGCGAGAGCAGAAAAAGCATGGTTGAAGCTAACAGACAAAGAGCGTGATCTGGCTTTCTCTGCTGTTGATGCTTATGTTGCCTCCACAGTCGTCAAGGGAAAAGCATCTTCTGGCGAGAAGCGAATGTTTCGGAAATACCCCGCGACGTGGTTGAATGGTAAAAACTGGGAAGACGATGTTCAGGAATCAGGGGGGCAGACCGGCGGCTTCATTGAACCCTTCGCTATTTAATGCGCACAAAGGTGTAGTCAAAGCACATTTTATTGCGCATGAAAATGTAAAACGGGCCTAACAGAAAACAACAACAAACAACAACAAACAATAAAAACAAGGGGAACCACCATGATTATTCCATCGGGTATAGATTTTAAAGACTATCTGGAGATGCAGGGGCTGCTGGAAGGGCAAGAGGTTCACTGGGGCAATCATTGGGCTGACGCTTTAGTTGATCGCATCAATAACGGCATAGAAGTATTTGGCGACAAGCTACCGTGGTCTAAGACCCACAACACCTTTAGGTTGAGGCCCGGAGAGTTAACCATATGGGCTGGAATTAACGGCCACAGAAAGTCGATGATAGTGGGTCAGGTTATGTTATCGCTGGCCAAGACCATGCGGGTCTGCATCGCGTCATTGGAGATGTCTCCAGAATCAACCCTTGCGAGAATGTGTCAACAAGCCGCCGGATGCTATCCATCTGGCGAGTATGCGAGATCGTTTGCGTATTGGAGCGAGGAGCGGGTTTGTATTTATGACCAACTTGATACGGTTGAGGCAACGCGGATTCTAGGGGTTGTTCATTATGCAGCAAAGGAATTGAATTGCAGCCATATCGTCATTGACTCACTGATGAAGTGCGGCCTGAATGAAGAAGATTATGCTGCCGAGAAGAAGTTTGTTGACCGGCTCCAATGGGCGGCAAAGAATTACAAGGTGCATATTCACCTGATCTGTCACATGAGAAAGGGCGTTTCTGAAGACCGGATTCCGAACAAGTTTGACATCAAGGGAACCGGTGGCATCACTGACTTGGCTGATAATGTGGTGGTCTGTTGGAAGAATAAAATCAAAGAGCAAGCATTGTTCAAACAAAAGAACGGCAGTCAGATTTCTCAGGTTGAGGCTGAGTCATTGGAAAGGCCAGATCAATATATGGTCGTTGAAAAACAACGCCACGGTGAATGGGAGGGTTCTTACCAATTATGGTTTAACGAAAACTCCCTGCAATTCACCGGCGACAATTCTGGGAATATTATTCCATTTGGGATTGATAGCTAATAAAGAAAAAGTTAATCTAAGAAAAAAAGGGGATAACAATAATGAATATAACAATGCACCGTTCTATAACATCAAATGAAATGCACCACCGCGACGAAGCTATGCAGCCGAAAATCAGTGCGACCAGTGCATTGACTCCCTGTACAGGTTGTGACCATGCCGAAAGGTGCAGCTCAGAACATTTAGCTTGTGCCGCCTTTAAAACTTACATAGGAAACAAATCAACAATGTGTCGAGCGTCTTTGTGGGATGGTCAACCAAAAGAACCAAGTGCGAAAATCTACGCTTATATCTGGGAAAACAAGACGGGGAGAATGTGATGCTGCCACTAGTAACAGCGAGGATGCAGAAGCGCATTGATGACCTGTATCAAGACTCAGTTGAGATGAAAGAGGAAATCAGCCGGTTATCAAAACGCATTGGTGACCTACATCCGCTCTCAAAGCGCGTATCAAAGGTTGAGGGGCGGCTGTCCAAGATCAGCATCACCAGCGTTGAAATTATGGTGAGAGAAACGGTTGTTGATGTGACGGAAATGCACCGGCTCTACAAGTTGCTTTTACTCAAGACGAATGTCACCACAGAGCTTCGGTTCTATTTGGCCGGTAGGCAGCGTGACCAAGCCCTAGCCCTATCGGGAGCGGCGAAGGCTTATGACTACCCTGATTCGTTTTGGGCTGCGATTGAGGAAAGGCCACTAATTGATTTGGCCCTAGTGTTTATCAAGTTGGGGCTTGATGATCTCAAGGAGGGAGCCTATGTGCCAGAATAAGATGCGCTTCCCATCTAACAAGGAGGCGAGAAAGTTTATCAAGGTGATGCTGGCTAGGCCCACAAAGGCCATGAAAGCTGGGGTCGGGTCATTCAAGGTTTACCATTGCGATGACTGTGATGGGTGGCATTTAACTACTTGTTCTAACCAGCATTCCAAAAAAATACGCAAGGCCAAGAGGATGAGAAATGAGGTGTGATAAAATAGAGTCTTTGGATGATGATAATGGAAAAGCCAAGCAAGAAGGTGTCGCCGAAAGAGGTGGCTCCAATGCCTTTGAGCCATTTGCGGGTTGGGCTGGAGGCATGGATTCCTTTTTACAGTCATGTGGGGGTGGGGCCGATGGAAAGGCACGTTGTAATCATAACCACGATCTATCTCAAGAAGCTGACGCTACAAAACAGGGGTTGGTGAGGTGAAACAGAAGCTCATCGATGCAGATGAGGTTGATTGTTTAAGTGCTGCTCGGAAAAAAAGTTTCATTGTGAAACGGGCTGGAGTCTGGAAGAAGGTCAAGCGAGCTATGAACAAACGGTTCAGAAAACAACGGATAGACACTGATGCGCGGTGATTTTTTTATATTAAGAAGTGATGAGCAAAAAGCGAATGCTGTTGCCGCACTCTCGATTGTAAATGCGACACCGGAGCAGCCCTATTCGGTAAAGATTGAGGCTTATTCTGAGACAAGAAGACAAGCTCAGAACAGCCTGTCCCATATGTGGTACGGGGAAATCGCAAAGCAGGGTAAAGAATATACCCCAGAACAAATTCATTCCCGTTGCAAATACCGCTATGGAATTCCGTTGATGGTTAATGAGCCTACGTTCAACACCTTCTGGGAGCGAGTGCTTTCAACTCAACCAACCTATGAGGAAATTGTCGATGAAATAATGCCCTACACCCCCGTCACTCGATTGATGAGCATGGCGCAAATGGCGCAATACTTAACTGATGTCGATAGGGAAATGGGCCAGAAGTATAGGCTGACCAATCCTGCACTTTATGGGCTGGAATGAAAACAATCTACACGAGCAAGAAAAACATGGGGCGGTGATATGATTTTAATTATTCAGTTTGTGGCGTTATTGGTGGTGCTATTTGTCGGCTTGAAACTCTGCGAGAAAATTCACTGGTCGTGGTAGGCGGTGACTTCTCCATTGTGGGTGTCGCTCTCTGTTATGGCTGTGTTTCTGGCGGGCGCTTTTGTTGGGGTTAATCTGTAAGTCAAAGGGGTGGTTGGCATGAAAGGAAGAAAGCCGAACAAGGCTGAAAAAGCGTGGCTTGATCTTATTGGTCAATGTGGCTGTATAGTCTGCTATATAAAGCGATTGGGCGATAGTCCGTCAGAAGTGCATCACCCCACAGGCAAAACAACCGCAGACGCTCATCTGTTAGCTATTCCGCTTTGCAGTCGTCACCACCGGCACAAATCAAATGACGGTGAGTGGGTATCTCGTCATGGCGACGGACGGGCCGCTTTTGAAAAGGCTTATGGAACCGAGGCTGATTTACTCACGGCAACCAAAGTTTTCTTGGGGGCGTTAGTCGGGGATGGGTCGTGATTATAGGAATAGACCCAGGCAACACTGGCGCTATTGCGTTCCTTTATGATCGCCAAGACTTGTTGGTGTATGATATGCCGTTGATGGTTAACGGAAAGAAACAACAGGTTGACCCTTACAAGCTAAAGGAAATCTTCACCCATAATATAAAAGCAGGGCAGGTCGCTATTTTGGAAAAGGTTCATGCGATGCCGGGACAGGGAGTGACATCCATGTTCAATTTCGGAATGGGCTATGGCGTTATTCAGGGAGTGCTTGCTGCTTGTGACATTCCATTCATTTTATCAGCCCCACAACAATGGAAGAAGGCGGCGGGATTGATTGGGAAGGGTAAAGATGAAGCCAGAGTTTTAGCGCAGAGGCTTTACCCCGATGCGCCATTGGGAAGAAAAAAGGACATTGGTAGGGCAGACGCCATTTTGATTGCCCGCTTCGGAATATAACCCACGAACGGGCTAGATATGATCTATGACGAAAAATTTGCTCAATATGCAAAGACAGACCGCCAGCTTGAAATCTACAAAGCTGTTTGTGAACATGGGTCAAAAAGGGCTGCGGCCAGAGCATTAAACCTTGCGCCGCAAACGGTTGATGACTCCATTGATCGAATAAAAACCAAAGCTGCTTCATGTGGTTATTCTCCCGGCCATGATCTAACACACCCAGCAGCACCGGGATTCACAACAAAGAGAATATCAACAGCCTACAACCAAGACGGCGATATATCACAGCAATGGCATATTCAAGAGCCAGAGCGCGTGGCCCTCGCTGAAATTCAGGCCGGTTTATTGGCCGCATTTAAATCAGACCTCTCCGGTTTATATAAACCACTCAAATCACCAAAATCATGTGATACCAGTTTGATGTCTTGTTATCTGATCGGCGACCATCATTTCGGGATGTATGCGTGGGGGCAGGAGACAGGGCAGGGCGACTATGACACCGACATTGCCGAGAAGCTATTACTTGAAACGGTAAAGAAGCTCATTGCTCGCTCTCCGGCCTCCGAAGTTGGGGCATTGGTGAATGTGGGCGACTTCCTTCATGCTAACGATACCACGGCGCGAACCCCTGCTTCTGGGGCGCAACTTGATGTTGATGGAAGGATGGGCCGAGTTGGTAGATTGGCCGGTTTATTGTTGAAGTCTGTTGTCACGCTCATGCTCCAAAAGCACAAGAAGGTCATTGTCATTAATGCTAGAGGCAACCACGACCCCGATAGCGCATTAGGATTGAATGAGGTGGTGAGGGCATATTTCTACGAAGAACCTCGCGTTGAGGTGAAAGACAATTTCAACAAGTTTATCCATTTTGAGTTTGGCAAGAATCTTATTGTGGTTCATCATGGCGACAGGATAAAAGCCGAACGCATTTATCAGGCCACAACTAAAAACCTGCACGAAGAATGGGGCCGCTGCCCTCACCGATATGGTTGGACGGGGCATATTCATCACAAAGAAGCGCAAGAGATTGGCGGGATGATGTTTGAGTCGTGGGGTGTATTGCCGCCACCGGATGCGTGGCATTCTAATTCTGGGTATGGGGCAGAGCGATCTATGACTTGCGTTGTTCTCCATGAGGAGCGAGGCGAAGAAGTCAGATATAAGGTGAAGGTATGATCTACGATAGAGGCAAAATAGTATGCGAAAAAAGTCCTTCTGGTGAGCAGAGGATCGTTTACCCTCCGGGGGAACAAAAGATCACTAGCGCATTAGACACTCAGGTTGGCGGTGGACATTACAAAGACCTTCCTATTCAGCCCGTTAAATTCAACCATGCTAACGGTATTCCCTACATTGAAGGTTGTGTTATCAAGTACATGGTTCGATGGCGTGAGAAAAACGGCGTTCAAGATTTAGAAAAGGCAAAGCACTACATAGATTTGTTAATAAGTCTGGAGGTTGAAGAAAATGGCTGAAGCACTATTGATTAAGATCGCCGATGTTGCGTTGGCTTATGAGTGTCTAAACGATAGGTTCTATGAAGCACTGCAAGCGGCTGACGACACGATGCCAAAGATAACAAGGGACTATTTAACCAAGCTCTATGAGGAAATCACTGAGAAGGTAGCAGAGCTGCGCCGACCTCCCAGTGAGGATGAACTGAGGGTTCGACATCCTGACCTCAGTGATGGTTATGACGAATGAACCCAATATGGTTTTATTTGATAGGAAGCCTTTGTTTTTTCATTGGATCAGTGCTTGCTCTGATGGGGTTTTAGCTATGAGCGGCAAAGGGTCAAGACGCAGATATTATTCAGAGGAATGGCCCAAATGCGCACTAAATAAGGATGCTGCGTGAGTTTTTATGAAGAAACGGTTGAGTGCGTCAGATGAGGGGAATAGATGTGAGTGAGTACCTTCCAGAGACAATGGATTCTGCACGAGTTGTGCAGCTCATAGAGACAACCATTTTGCGGCGCGGTGATGGTTTGGAAAATGATCCGGTGCGGATAGTGACCCAATATTGGACATTTGATGGACAACTGGTTGCCGAAGATGACCCTTGCGGCCCACAACCCCTATAAAGCTAATGCGGTGGAACAAGATAGATAGATGTCTGATTTCGATATGCTCGTCATTTCAGCTCGACAGGTCTGGCACACCACGACCTACACTCCAACACCCTCAAAAATGACTGAATATGTTCAAACCAGCGGCGGGCGGGTTCTTCCCGGTTATGAAAAAGGCGCAAAGCTGGCAATAGATTCTCTGCTTAAAAAGGATGAAATTCTCTGGATTCTCGGTCATTACTTTTGGTCTGCTGAGATCGAAGGGGATGATGATAAGCGCAGTTTCTTTGGCTCGTACATTTGCGGGGCAATCAATCAACAAATAGACTTGTCAGGCAAACCGGATAAATGGAAAGCCAAAACAAGACGCATCATCGCCCCTGCCCTCATAGAAGCCCGATTTCTCCGCCCTCCCGATATGTCGGCCACTAGGCCCAACTTATACACCAATGAACAGAAAGAACAGTTCTCGCTCGTCAGTCAAGGCAATTACCACCGCGATGCTCGTGAGCATTGGGAGTGGATAGCCGATCTACTATCTGAGTGGGAACGCCTCGCTCTAATCCCCGTTTGTATCTGGATGCAAGCCCTCAAAAAATAACCCAACTTTATTGGAAGTTAGTGGTAACAAGTTCTTTACTCCCGGCTCCTCGTCTATTATGCTATCCGTGATAATTCAAATAAGGGGAACCATTATGATATTAGGTATTAAGGGGTTGGCTTATGTCCAAGCGCATATATAAAGACATAGATGTGTATTCAGCATCCACAGAAAGGCTCGACTTCATATTTGAACACTTTCCCCGGATATACCTGTCTTTTTCAGGAGGGAAGGATAGTGGGGTATTGCTTAATCTTATATTGCAATATATGAAAGAGCGCGGGATTAAAAGGAAAATCGGCATACAGATATTAGACAATGAGGCTAATTACGAAGCATCCCTTGATTTTATGAAGCGCATAATTGATGAGAATATTGAGTATCTTGATGTTTATTGGTGCTGTATGCCTATAACGCTTCCGTGTAGCGTTTCTTCTTATGAGATTGATTGGCAGTGTTGGGGAGAAAAGGATAAGTCAAGATGGATTCGCCCAATGCCAGACATGGATTATGTTGTTAATCTCAAAAACCACCATTTTGGGGACTTATTTGAGGAGAATATGCAGTATGACCACTTTTGGGATATGTTTGCTGAGTGGTATTCGCAGGGAGAGCTTACGGCTAACCTAATAGGCATCCGAACACAAGAAAGCCTGAATCGCTTTAGAGCCATCATGAACGATGCCAAAGAGACAAAGCTGGGGATGATGTGGACGAAGAAGAATTCAAAAAATGTGTATAACGCATACCCAATATACGATTGGAAAACGCGTGATGTATGGATTGCTAACGCTAAGTTTGAGTGGGATTACAATAAGCTATATGACACGTTTTATATGGCCGGGGTTCCTGTTGAGAGGATGAGAGTGGCTAGCCCTTTTATGAGCGAATCCAAGTCAAGTTTAAACTTATACCGGGTGATTGACGGGACAACGTGGGCGAGGCTTTGCGCAAGAGTTGCTGGGGCAAACTTTGCTGCTACTTATGGCAAACAAATAAACTACAACAGCTTTCAGTTGCCAGAAGGACACACTTGGAAGTCTTTTGTTAAATTTCTTTTGGCTACACTGCCGGAAGAGTCTAGTGGAAATTTTAAGGCGCGCTTCATTCAGTCAATTAAGTATTGGGGCAGGGTGGGGCGCGGGTTGTCTGAAGAGGTTATTAACAGCCTGATTGAGCATAAGGTGTCGTTCAAAAGAAACGGTGTTACGCCGCATGGGGGGAATAATTTGCAGAGAATCATTATAAAGCGCCCGCCAGACGAGCTAGACTGCTTAAAGGCGAATAAAAGTGACGTAACAAGCTGGAAAAGGTTTGCAATTACAATTTTGAAAAATGATCATACCTGTAAATACTTAGGGCTTGCTCCAACAAAACACCAGATGGACAGGCAAAAGATAATCCAAAACAAATACAGTTCTTTAAATAAAGGGGATAAATAAAATGAGGGTAATTAACACTGATAACCTTCCTGCGGGAAGGCGTGTGAGATACAAGTCCGGGGTAAGCAATAGAATCCTCTTGGCTGAGGACAAGATGGGGTACACATTAACCAAAACTGTTGTTGAGCCGGGAGTGCGGATGTTTCAGCAGTACAAGCACCATATTGAGAGCTGTTATTGTGTGTCTGGCAGCGCGATGTTGACGAACGCGAAAACAGGGGAGGAATTTCCTATCACTCCTGACGTGACTTATGTGCTTGAGGCAAATGATCCTCATTATTTTGAGGCTTATGAGACGACAGTTTTGATCTGCGTGTTTAATCCGCCACTCAAGGGCCAAGAAACACACGACGATAGCGGGTCGTATGAGCCTCTTAATGATGGATGGGATTCTCCGGTTTATGATGTAAGGCGGGTTCCTATAGCAAAGGTCACCGCTAACGACTACAACCCGAACAGTGTGGCCCCGCCAGAAATGGCCTTGCTGGAGACATCAATATGGGAGGATGGCTACACTCAGCCGGTTGTTGTGGTGCATGATACAGAGAACGATGAGTATGTGGTGGTTGATGGATTCCACCGGTATTGCATCTTACGCGACAGCGCCCGTATTCATGAAAGAGAGGCGGGAATGCTCCCCGTTGTTGTCCTCAAAAAAGAAATGCATGACCGCATGGCATCAACGATCAGGCATAATCGGGCAAGAGGCTCGCACAATATCGAGCTGATGTCGACAATCGTGTCTGAGCTTGTGGAGATGGGTAAGGGTGACCGTTGGATTTGCCAGCATATTGGAATGTCTCCTGATGAACTGCTACGACTAAAGCAAATTACCGGGGTGGCGGCATTGTTCGACAACCAAGATTTCTCTAAGAGCTGGGATGCTGAAAATTTTGATGAGGTTTTTGATGAAGTTTGACCGCATATATCACCCATACTGGGAGTGGGAAGAGGTGGACGCAAATATGTGGGGGGACGTGTTCGATAGGAGGGCGGCCCTCATCAAAGCG